GATCTTAACTGTTGCCATCTTACCGTTTGCACATATAACGAGGTCGCCTGTCTTAAGATTAGAAATTGTAAATGTCATAAAAATATCTCCTTTTAAATGTTTTAATATTAGTGTCATTTGAATTGATATGTAGCGCTTTTTATTCTGGTGGACTACGACCATGAATAATCATGTTTATCACCCCCCCGTTCGTCGTTAGACTTATTTACATATCGCAACAGAAATTTCACTTTCTGGTTTGAAAGTTTCACAATCTGTCTCGTCGTTTGCTTCTCCCGGATACATTGCGTCGAGGAGTATCATCATAAAATCATCACTAAGATTTGTGCAATATGTCATATCATAAATTGACAAATTTATTATATAGTCATTTATTTTTTCTATATTTTCATAAAACGCCCAAGGCATTTCCATTGAATCCTCTTCGCGATAACTTATTAGATCGCCTTTATCATCAACCAGTTTATACTGTTCTTGTAAAGGATAATATATAGCTGTATCTTCATCAAGGCCATATATTGTGCCGTCTTTATCAATCACATATTCATCCAGTGATTCAGTTGGCTTACTATCTGGCTCATTAAAGTTCTTTAAATAAACCTTGCTGTTTGGCACGCAAAGTTTCTTGTTAAAAATGCTATTATAAAGATCTAAGCCTAGCTGCGGTTCTTCGTCATAGAAATCGCTGACTGAATTTTTTGCTTTGCCGCCGCCATAATAATCCTCAATTTTAAACTGTCCATCTTTGTCATCGTCTTTTTTGCTTTTAAAGCTACTACTGGCACCATAAAAATCGCCGCCGTAATATCGTCCATAAAGGCTTGAATAATCATACTTGATTTTGACCTTTTCAATATATTCATATCTTGGTGTGTCAGTATTGATAAGTACCATTGCACGCTTGATATTATTCTCAACCTCTTCAAGATTAATATATTCATGCTGGGTATGAGGCGAATAGTATCCGCTCGACAGATTGACAGCCGCAACCTTTAAATGCGGCGCAACGTGGCTTATATCACTGCAACTACCCCATGCACTTTTGAAACCAACATCTGGATTTGTAATAAATTTTTCAAATTCATCATTATCACAATCGTAAAACACGGCGTCGTTTCCGCTTTTTCTGTCAAACTCAATAATATAATTGAGTTTTTCTGGTACATATGAGGATTTGCAAAATTTTCTGGCTCCAACGCAACCAATTTCTTCGTCCTCGGTGAAGATTACTGAACAATGAACGTCTTTGACAATTTGTAATATCATATAGATGCCACAACGGTCATCGCCGCCGATACCCTGTGGTGACATTATATACTTGCCGTCTTCAGAAACGCACACAATTGTACAGTTATCATGATGTACGGTATCCATGTGTGCCATTAGCAACACTGGATGCGTACCCTCTGCATATATGTAGCCGTCTTCATTTACAGGCGAATAACCTAAATTTTGAAGTTCTACAAAAAGCCTTTCTTTAAGCTTATCCTGTGGTAGTTTGCAAATCTCAATAATATTCATATTAGTCCACCTCTTTTATTCCATCAATATCAACTATACATACATACTTGTCGTCAACATTAAGTGCACATAGCGTATGTTCAGCACCATCGTACATCCACTTAAAAGTTTTTATTATTGTTCCAAAAATATTAAGATCATAGTAGCATTCACAAGCTTTTCTATCAAAAAGCTGTAATGTTGGAAACATCTCTTTTGCACTAAGAAAACGTATAAAAATTAAACCCTTTTTTGAAACAAAAACTTTTTTGCCAGCAATAAGTTTCTTTTCACGGCAATCTTTACACAATCCGTCAACTAACGAATTGTTACCATAAAACGCTTGATGACAACAATTACATTTATGAACACGATGCGGGGCATATAAAACATCATGTTCTTCGTCGTAACCCGCATAATTATCTACTTCTCTTACATAAAAATACTCATTGGTAATATCGTCAATAAAAAATGCCTCCTGTGTGCTCCAATCTTCCCCCTCATCACAATCGTCGCATATCATATTTCCTGAATTGCAAAGTTCATCGCCGCATTTCAAACACCAAGAACTATGCCCAATTGTAATATCATCGCCATCCCATATACTATCAAAAGCGTACAGATTAGTATTGTATTGCTCATAATTATAGTCTGGATAATGCAATGAGTTTTCCGCCGTGCAGATATGACTATGATCCACTTTTCTATACTCGTTTTTTATACCAAGACAATTGGATATTGCTTGCGAAACAAAATATGTATAAGTTGCGTCACGCTGAGGTAACTTATAATTTGGATAGTTACGAGATTGCAATAGAAGCCCGTTCTGATAACAATAAATCTGTCTTGTCAGCTTGTTGTTTTCCCATGGCTCGCCTACATATTGGTTTGACAAAGTATAAAAAATCATGCTCGAAGAATCCATTATATAAGACTGCGTTCCTGCATGATAACAACCGTGGTGCCCTACATGGTGACATGAATCCCATCCCTCACCATATGACATTTTTAGGAAGTCGCATGGATTTACTGAGAGTATTGCCACCTGCGTGTTTTTTAATGGGTTTACGGCATCGGCAATCACCGCAAAATCGTGATTGTAGTTTGGGTATTTATCAAGTCCCATATCTACAAAAATCTTGTTAAGTTCACGAGAATACTTGGCCCCAACGGTCATATGTACGCCAACCGCCTCATACCTTTCTTTTATCTCCTTAGTAACAAACTGCTGTGGTTGGGTACACTGCACACCATCCCACATTATGTCTAATTGTTTGTCTGTCAGATACATACCGTTTTCACGGCAATTATGGTAAAATTCTTTACAAGCTTTAAGAAAGTCGTTGCCGTCCTTTACACGAGTTTCTTCTACCTCACCTTTAATGCAAAGATTTTTTTCATCCCAATTAGGATGTTTCCTCAATATAGAAAGCAGTTCTGCTTTGTTTGTAAAGAATTCATTAACGATATCGACAATAACGTCTTTATTATACTCGTAGCTTGCATCGTCAAGAATACTGCACATATTATTTACAATATCCATGCGTTCACAAGAACCCTGTGGTTCTTCTTCACGAGGCTTCATTGGAGCAAAAAACGTAAGCTCATCAGCTTCAGGTGAAATATAATGATATAAAGCCGATTCACCATTATTTTTTTCATATGTAAATGTTGCCGTAGAATCAATAACGTGTTTGGCTATTTTACATACCTTAACTTTTCTGCCGTTCTTACGCAGAACGATAGTGTCACCAATCTCAAAGAGGTTTTCACTAAGTTCACTGCGGTTATAGATTTCTCCCGACATCATATAAACTTCGTCGCCTGCTATCTTCCTTATTCTGCCGATATACTCTCCACAACGAACAAGCTCAAATCTTCTTAATGTTTTAATTTTTTCTTCCGTCATTTTAAGACACTCCTTTTTTTATTTACCCATTAGAGGCATTACAAATTTAATAAATGTTATAGGATTAACATTTTGTCTTTCACATTCAGATATGATATCTTCCATGTGCGTTGTTTTTGGTCTACATTTCGCTATTCGTTTCATAATGTAACGAAAAAGCAAATAGGCATGCGGGCTATTAATTTCCTTTATTTTTTCAAGCAAATCCAGGTATCGCTTAAAAAAGAAAACACTTTTTTCCAGCCTCATATATTCACCTCCTAAAAATTAAAGCGCTCTACCGTCAAGGGATTCAAGCATGTATAAATCAAAGACATATTCATGATCAATGTCGAGTAAGTACCCATTATAACCATGAAAAACGTCTTCAAAATCGTCTATTGTGGCTTCTTCACCACAAAAAATAAACATGGGATTAGTGAACGTATGTCCTACACCAATTTCCACAATTTTATCGTATGGTTCTATAAACTCACACAATAAATCTTTGCACCTCCTAACCCGAACCTTATCACCGATTTTCGGCATATCACCACCTCCTACTTAATTATCATCAATAAGACTGCCATCAAGACGTTCTAACATATATGTGTTAAAATTAAAATTGTACGTTTCATCTATAAGAAAAGCCTCATAATCACTAATTGATGGGGACCGACAAATTATTTCGTGTTCCTCACCACAGTATTCGCACATAGCACCAACAAAAAAACTCCCCTTAGAGATTAAGACACCTTTCTTACCAAACATTTCAACGCCGTCATACATTTCGATGTCTATATATTCACAGGCTAAATCTTTTAGTCGTCTAACCCTGACTTTGTCACCTACCTGTATCAAAACAATACCACCTCCTATATAAAATATAATTAATTGTATACAAATATAGACAAATGTATTCAACTTACATCATCTAACCAATATATTTTATTAAATTTCCAAAGCAATCTACATTTTTTTGCACTAACTTTCTTGCAATGTTTTGTAGGACTTTGAAAATTTATTGCATTTTGTTTTGGATATAATGCTGTCACATATCCTCTATGAGTTTCGCCGCTTTTAAAGGTGTACTCTACTAAATCCCTATGTTTAATTCCTAAAACATTGTCTGCTTTGGCTTTGCTTTGTCTACGCATAGGCTTTATAGTCCATTCTTTTACATCACAAGTATCTGGTTGTAAATTTGTAATACATATAGCATCATTAGAATGAAATTTTTCGATGTTCCAATCAATACGTTTATTCGCTGTGTCTCCACCATTTGTTAAATGTAAAATTCCTAAACTAGAAAGCTGTTCTCTAAGCCATTTCTTACCAATCATTACATGCTGAGCATAATTAAGATATTTATTATCAGAAGAATTTAACAAAGCAAAATATTTATCCATAAATAATTCTTCACGCCCCTCTGTGTTCTGATGACATCTTTCACATAATGTAATAAGATTACTAAGGGTATTTGAACCATTTGATCTTCTTGGCTTAATGTGATGAACTTCTAACTTACAATTTGTTCTTCCACATTCCACACATTGACAACCATCTCTTAAAATTACAGCTTTACGAATATTTTCATCTAATCTGTTAGATTTCTGATATTGCCATTTGTAAGGCTTAAATCCATCTGTTAAAGCTCGTATATCAATGGCAACATCTTCTAACCAATAATCTGTTATATTTATCCATTTATTGAGTTGAGCAACGGCTCTTATTGTTGCTTGACGTTTTTGTAATATACTGGGGGCAATTTTTCCTTCTTTTTTAGATGAAGAACGGTTATTGAATCTTGCCGGTCTGTATCGTTTATGGTAACGGTGATAACGTCTATATCCTCGTCTAACATCCATAAGATGCTTTACATCATTACGTTGTTCTATAACTCCTTTAAAAAGAACTTTATTTTTCGTCTGACATTTTTGTACTAAAGCAATACCTGTATGAAGTCCACCATCATCAATTCCACAGCGAATTTCATCTTTGCAAATTTTATCATCTGGAATTTCTTTATTTAATTGTATTACCATTGGATATTTACTAACCAATGTCGCACGTTTCTTACGAATAAAGAACCACGCTTTTTGTTCTTTTGTTGGCGAAAGATGTTTTCCATTAGCATCCAACACAAAAACATAATTAGTCATTTCTGACGCCTTCCTTTCGGAGTATTTTTCTTCGTGCCAAAGTCAAGTAGAGAGCGTGTACTTCCCCTGTTATCAATGCAGGACATTAGCATTGTTTCTTAGTTCATACTCACAGAGCTTTAAACTGAAGATTACATTCAAAGGTGTGTTTTTACCTTACTACTCAACATAGTTCATATCTGCAACATATCTTTCAATAGTAGCAGTCACTTAGGCTTGAAACCTATTGTTAAGCTATAGATAAAAGATTTAATATGTCCACTTTTACCTATGTTTGTACACATATTTCTATGCTTTTAGCTACTTAGCAATTAGTCCTATCAAATAAATATTTGATTATCCAACTCTTCCAGATCTTCTTCGGCATATTCTCTAACGTTTTTTCCACATCTTTCAAACATATATTCTGCAAAGGCGAAAGGCAATTCTCGACCACAATTAGTTTCAAGCCTATAAATATTATGATTGCAGAAGTAAAAATCCTTTATAAAGAATTCTTTTCCGCAATATGGAATCATGCTTTTGATGAAATGAATATATCCGAAAATCAATGCGTTACCACAATACTGTGGAGACGGAGTTTCAAACTCGCACCGCATATCCTTAAGAGATCTTATTTGCACTTTGTCGCCTACCTGATACATTAAAAATCACCTCTTTTCAATAGGTCATTTACGACATCATTAAAGAGTTTGCGTAATTTCGGGTTATTTTCTATAACCTCATGTTTTGAGGTTACATTTGCCCTCTTCATACGATTACTCCATACGATGCCATATCTTGCAGACATTTCACCATAAATACGCCGTAATGTGGCGTTATACCCCAGAGAGTTGTCGTCACGCCTTTGCGCAAGAGGAGCTGCCACCATTGAACAGGTAACATCGATTAATTCTACCGGTGTAAGATCTAATGTTCTCACATTCATATTATCCATAATGTGGTATGTAAATGTTGTTCTTTCAACAATTCTGGATTTTAGAAAGTCAAGAAAATCTTTGCCATCACAATGCCTTGTTTCGTATTTGCGACTAAAGCCCCATACACGGCAAAACTCATTAATAGTTTCATTGATAAGTTGTTCTGTTTTTCTACGTGCTGTCGTTTCTTTCCCAAATGTTTTTATTAAAAAATGGTTATATACATTAGTAAGCAAAACGCTTTTCCATTCATCCTCGCCGAGCACTCTTCCAAGAATTTGTTCATCACGCGTAGCCTTTTCAATCTTTTTCATATAAATCTATCCCTTCTTTTTTATTATGCAGTTGTATGAAACTACATATCAGTAATGCTATTAGTTTCATTATTTGGTGACTCGTGCAGGAATTGCACCTACGATTCTATCCTGAGAAGATAGCGTCTTAACTACTTGACCAACGAGCCATAAGCCCATAAGGGCTTTTTAATACTATGGGATTATTGGAGGTGAAGAACCATAGTATGTATCAGGAATTACCCTCGCACTGTGGCTGAAGTGGCTGGACTCGAACCAGCGGAATGACGGAGTCAAAGTCCGTTGCCTTACCTCTTGGCTACACTCCAATATAGCCCGCAAAAGCGGGCGTTTTTTATAACTTTTTACCATCGAGGGTTTCGAGCATATATTCCGTCCAAGCCCAACACTGGGCTTCATTCAACATATATTTACCTATATCTCCAACCCCTCTACCCCCAATCTCAGTTATATTGTGAATTTCTCCGCAATATCTATACATCGAGAGGCTAAAGCTTACATCTGAAATTTCGGGTAGCAAACGCTCATCTTCTTGACAATTGTAACTATATTCGCAAAGCAGGTCTTTTTTACGCCTTATTCTGACTTCATCACCGACCTTTAACATTATGAACACCTCCTACAATTTTGTACGGAATCTGAGTCACCCCCAGCTTTTTGGCGGCAATGTATCTGGTATAGCCGTCTTTTAGAATTTTGTTACCCTTAGCATCAAGCTTTATAGTTATAGGATTATCAAAAATTCCATAATGATTATAGAAACAGACAACTCTGTCTATCTTTTCTTTTTTAGGCGGATGATTCATAAAGTCTCTCGGTATGTATACTTTATCTACATCTATAAGCTTTTTGAAGTTACTCATAAAAGCGGGGCGACTAATGTTTACAACTATCGCATTTATAGTTGTTAAACCGTCACGCTTGGCAATTTCATAATCTCTTCTGCCTGTAATCAAAGAATATGTATCATGAGAATTTCGCCGCACAATTACAACAAGATTGTCTTTTGTGCCGAGTTTTTCAGTGTCGATAGATTTCTTGTGTACACTATCTGTAAGCATGATATTTCTAATTGGTATAGGAATCGCCTGTGCCACCATTCTTGACCTGAAATTTTTTATATTGTTAAAACAGTACGCCATAATTATTACCTCCTATTTTTTATAATGGCTGGTGTGTCATTCGGGACTTGAACCCGAGACCTTTCGATTAAAAGTCGAATGCTCTGCCAACTGAGCTAATGACACATAGACCGCCGTGGCGGTCAGCATTGTAACCCATGGTTACATAGGTTACAATTTAATTACAAAGTGGTGACATAATTCAATCAACCGTGTTACTGAAATGTAACTTGCAAGCTTTTTAGCTTGCATTTGAATAAAAAAATAACGACGAGTCAACCGAAGTCAACCCGCCGTCAAATATATAAAATGGACACTTTTCAGCCTTGTGGATAACCTACGGTCAAGTTATGACGCACCTTAACCAAACCCAAGGATTTTGTAAAATCTTAATTGTTGGGTTTTAATATTTAAGCTTTAGACAATTATAACCTTTGAATTTTCGTAATTAAATTTTCAGCTTTATGCCTTAAGCTTTATCTTATTACTCGTACAGGAATTGAACCTGTAATACAAACAGTCGAGCAACAAAGTATTTCCTCAAAAAGAAATATCATATATCTTCGTATAGGCTACGATAGCTATTACTTATATTTGAGGCCAGATTTTTATTATTTTACTTTGTGAATATAGCCTAAAAACACAAAGGTCATAAAATTAAAGGTTTTCAAAAAGCGCCCACTTTTTACTTAATATGAGATTTCGATTTCGGTTATAGCGTTCGATACGCTGATAGCCGAGTCAAAATCGACCTTAAACTTGTCGATGCGATCAACAAGGTCGGAAATTATTTCGGCGGTATCAAAGCCTTCGATAATTTCAAAAGTGTTTGCCTTTATGAATTTAGCTTTTGCTTCCTCTATTTCCTTTGTGACAGCCTTGCTGTCCTTTGAGCCGAACATTCCAAGCACATACTCGTCGGCACGCTCCTGCAATGTTTCGCCGTTCTCATAGTTACATCTGTCCTGTGCGTTTTTAAGTTGTCTTGACAGATGCTTTACGAGTTCTTCCTCAAATTCTATGCCGTGATTCTTGTATTCAATAGCCTCGGCAATAGTCAGCTTCATGCCCTGTATTGTAACTTCGGTCTCGGCATTTGAAAGTGTAACGGCACGCTTGATTGCCTTGCGTCTTTTTATAAGGTCGGTTATTTTGTCATAGCTCGCCTTAAAGTCATTCTTGGCTTCTTCAATGGAGACACCATTAATCTTAGTATTGCTGTGCTTATTTTCCACAACAAATCTTGCGTCTTTGATAAGGGTGGGTATCCTCTTGTCGAGAATCTTAAGTTCGCAAAGTGCCTGATGAATCGTCATTTTTTCGTTAGTCATTTCAAAAACTCCTTTGAATTTTAAAATTTACAGACTTGATTATGCCTGCATTGATGGTGGCTCACACAGGATTTGCACCTGTACTCTTACTGGGGATAAGAGTCTATTTGAGCCATAGCGATGCAAAGCATCGCACCTCAGAAAAAGAAGGGAATGCCCAAAATGGGCTGGTGACTCACGCAGGATTTGAACCATGCAATTCCGCCCTGAGAAGGCGGCGTCTTAACCGTTTGACCAGTGAGCCATAAGGCGGAGAACTCCGCCTATATTACTTTTCTTTAAAGGTTGGAGAGCAACTTTCAAAGAATTCTTTTACGTTGATACCATATTTCTCAAGAATTGCAACGATGACTTTTTGTACCTTGTCCCATTCGTCATCTTTGATGTATTGAATATACGGTGTCTTGCGATCGCCACGCTTTTTGAGGTCTATACCGTAGCGATAACTAAGTTGCTTATACAGCATACTGAAAGCCACGCCGAAACTGATATGCAAAGTCGAAGCAAACTTACGCATAACTCTGTTGAACATTTTGCGGTCTGAAATATGTAAGACCTCGGCTGTTAAAAGCTTGTTTGACGTTTCAATTCTGTCGATATGACGCCGCTGAAACGCCGTGTAAGCCTGGGCGGCTGTCGCAAATTCCATGATATCACCCGTGGCAAAAGCCTTGCCGATTGCCGCTTGGAGCTTTTCTTCGTCGTCGATGTCTTGCGTGAGAAGTTCGGGTTTTTCCTCTGCGGTATGTTCGACAATGTTTAGGAGCTGTGTTCTGACCTCTTGGGCTATCTTGCTATCACGGAGAAGCATACCTATTCTGAGAACAGCACGCTTTGAGAAACACTTGATGCCACGGTTTGGGATTTCAAGGCGGGTATTATCGTCGATTTGAACTATGAGTTTACCATGTTGTTGCTCAAAATTCTTAATAGGACAATTTGTTTTATTAGAAATCTCCTCATCTTTAACTGAACAAGTTGTTCGGTTAAAGTCTTTTTCATCTTTAAGGGGACAAGTTGTCCCTTTAAAGATTTCTTTAAAGATTGTGGGTGTTTTAGTTACAACACCGTCGGATTCAATTTCTACACTATTACGCCTATAGCATTTCTTAAGAGTATCAATATCAACCTCATAATAATCCGCCACTTGTCTTATTGTCATGCAGTTCATCTCGGGTATCAAAAGCAGCTTCTTGACTTTATCAAGAACCTCTGTTCTGGCAATAAGCTCGTTTCTGAGGTCATGGTTGTCCACCATACTCTCGCTCGTGATGATTTTACTTTCTGGCATAATTTCACCTCCTCTCTCATAGAACTAATTGGACATCTTGTCTAGTTAGTAACCTAAATTCTTAACGGTACAAATTGTACCTTTAAGAATCTCCTCATCTTTAACGGAACAATTTGTTCCTTTAAAAATCTTAACATTCGCTCTTCGTAATTATTCTCCCTCCCTTACAATATGAAATTTATCCACGCCGTAAATAACGCCAAGTGAGCGCCCGTTGTCAAAATTGCAATGAATTGTGCCAGCGTCATCGACATGGTCAACCGTTCCAAGCGTATTCGGCTCAACTGGGTATGGATCATCAACCATTTTCTCAAGGCATATTCTTGTACCCTCGGGGAAAACTCTTTTGAGCCAAGATATCCTCTTGTCATTGTATAAACTCATACCTTGCCTCTTTCAAACTCAATAACACCGCCATCGGCATCAACGACAACTGGGCGAATTGATAGGATATTTCTTGTGAATAAAAACGTACAGGCTAATGGCACGGCAATAACCGCACTCTCGGGCATAGCTATAGCCATAACGCCCATAGCAAAGCCGAGAACTTTCTGCATAATCCACAACACTTTGGCTGCTTTTCTTTCAAGTCTGCGGCTTTTATAGCTTTCTATGCGCTTTTTAAGCTCTCTTTCTTCTTTGTCACGTTCTTCTGCGTGTTTCATAGATCTGATTAACTTTGTCAGGTCGTATGTATTATGTACGTTTTCAAAAGCGTCCATAAAAACACCTCCATTTTAAAATAATAATAATGATTTTCTGATTACGCCTGAAAATCACCATAAAATCTGGCGTTGGTGCGACTTATGGGGCTTGAACCCATGACCTCCGCATTAAAAGTGCGTTGCTCTACCAACTGAGCTAAAGTCGCAAGCGCAGGCATCACACTACATTCCCATATGGTGGGATAAGCACTGTACCTGCTATGCCAATTTCCTTTTGTATAGCATTGGCAAACTATACTGGTGCCGCTAACGAGATTTGAACTCGCAAGGATTTTACTCCGAGGGTTTTTAAGACCCTTGTGTATGCCTATTCCACCACAGCGGCTTGTCTTGCCCACAACCCACAGAAGGCAAGTAATGTACGGCTCATCCGTACTTCCCTACGTATTCAGCGACTGATGCCACCGATGCGCGTCTAAGGACTGCAACGTCCTTTGGTGACTCGTGCAGGATTCAAACCTACGACTCCGCTCTGAGAAAGCGGCATCTTAATCACTTGACCAACGAGCCATAAGGCGGCTTTTGACCGCCTGCGAATAAAAAGAAAGGAATTAAAAATCAATGCTAATATCTAATGTATGTATCCCCTCTGTACGAGGGTTGGCACAATGAGCATAAATCACCACCTCCATTCCTGCTCATACCAGCCGAGCCCAATATTTCAATATCACCTAAGCCTTGCAATAAACCGCAGTAATAGACTTTTAGCGGGTTATGCCGTACTTAGACGCCGCAAATTATTTAACGTGGCTTGCGGTTACCACTTACTCAAATGAACATATCAACTACCTCTTTTCAAAAAAAACTTGTTAGGTCTCTTTATTAATTTGTGATTCTACCACAAAATACTCTCTTGTGTCTTCGTAGTTCTTGGCCATTTTTATAATTTCATCGTCTCGCTTCTGAAGTGATGATCTTCTTTTTTCAGCAAGTTCCTTACTATAGTAGCAACCAAGAAGGGAATATTCCCCATATTTGCCAAGAGCGAATAAAACATATGCTGTCGTGGCGCTATCATCTACTTCGATTTCGTCAAAGTGGATGGCTGTGTTTTCGCAGTCATCACTGTCAAACAGGTCATTTTCGATAATCCAATTATTGGTTTTTTCGATACTTTCGACCTGCTCTCTTGCCACCTTGATAGCTACTTCTTTTGAAGTATATATGCCAATCAAGGCATATTCGGGGGATAAATGCCAAGAAGAATCAACCTTCATAACAACATATAACTTTTGACTTTCTTGATTATTTTCGCAAGAAGTTGCGATTGTAAATTTTGTCAACATAAAATTACCTCCTCATTTTTCATAAAATTAAAGTATAATACCATACTTACGGCAATATTCGACGGCTTCGCCTTTTGTGACAACTCCGTCATGCAATGCCTTCAATATGGCAATAACAAGCTTATTCATAAAACTACCTCCTTACCTGTACCTAGAAAAGTGCATAGATGCACATTGTACAGCAAACTTCTCTGCCGCAGACTTACCACCATGGCGTGGAACTTCTGCCAGAATTGACCGAGGACCCGGTTTGCCTGACTTTGGCGGATATTCAACATTTAAGTGCCTTATGGCACACTCCGCCGTAACCATGGAATTAGTTACAGTGAATTGGTCTTTAAACCATATTTTTGTATCGTCGTAATATGTATAAAAAATTACGACTCTATCTTTGTGTTTTTGCCCATGATAGACAAAATACACGGGGCGTTTTACCCCGTCAATAATGAGTTGCCCTTGCCCATAAGCACCGCCCTTTAGGACGTGAAAACCATGAAATTTTAGCGGTTTTTGTGCTATATTTAGTGAAAATCTCACCGTAAAACCTCCCTTTTCTGATTTTAAAGACAGATTGACCCTCAAGGGCTTTTACTAAGTGACGCCTTTTAGGTCGTTTTGAGTAAAAAGAAATTCCGCAAGGGTCAAAAAAATCCGCCTTAAAATTTGCACAAAAAAAAGAGCGACAGAATAACTGTCACTCAATGTGCGTTGGTGAGGGGCTTTTACAGATACCCCTCAGAACTGTTTAAATTAAGCCTTTACTGGCTCAGCTTTTGCTGATTCTGGCTCGGCTTTTGCTGGCTTTTTAGCTGCCTTTTTAGCCGGCTTTTTGGCTGGCTCGGCTGGCTTATCAGCCTGTGAGTCTGTAAGCTTTTTATAAGCCTCGGCGGTATCGTCAAGCACCGCCTGCTTTATAGCCTTTTGAGCATAGCCGAGAGCACACTCTGTCTTGCTCTCACCAAAATTCAACTCCTTAAAGCAGAAGTTAATAAACTGATATACGCTTACAGGCTTGACAGTCCAGCCCTCAGCAATAGCCTCCCTGTTGGATCTGGCGTATTTAAAGCAGTGCGCCTCTAATGTATCTATATCTGTAGACTTGCAGTTGACTTTTACACCGAGCCATGTTTTGAGGGCTTTAAGCTCATCAAAACACTCAGACTTTGAGTCTGTCATAGCCTTAATATCGTCAGCATCTCCAGACTCCACAGCACGACGCTTGCAAAGTCCATAGATGGCAAGCCGTGTCTGTAGAGCTTT